GCGGCGGTCATTCCATCCGCTGCCGCCTCTGCGCTGGCCAGCGCTTCGGCCAAATTGGTAGCCGCTTCTGTTGCCCCGCTTTCCTTTGTAATGTTTGCCCAGTAATCCACGACGGACTGGAACACCTGCATCGCCTGTTCCGGATTCTTTGCCGGATCCACGGCCTGCACCGCCTGATATAGGGCATCCGGGATAAAATTTCTCAAGGATTCGCCGCTGGTTTTCAGATCATGGATCCCTTGTGCAAAATTCCCCATATCAGCGAGTGGCTTGAAATATTTGAGGAGAGACGAAACCGCCTGCTTATCCGGCGTGGGCGCATTATTTGATCCTTCCCCAATGCCCACAAAATGCAGGAGATCCTTCAGCCAGTCGGGCAGATTTTTATAGACGTTATCCCAGAAGGCGTTCCATTCATTGGCGATCTCATCCCAGCTTGGAATTTGGATCTGGAATTTAGAACTGAACCAGTCCTTGGCCTGGCCCTTCACATAATCCCAGCCGGCGGAAATG